CGATTCTGCGCTCTTCCGGCTTCTCTCTTGGGCGGCACAGGCGAAGAAAGTCAGATGGAAGAGCATACGCGAACTTGTACCCTCCCGCCGGGGAGTTGGCGTTCTGCTGTAGTTGAATGCGAGTCTTCGCAAATTTCCAGTCCCGCTCCGACAAAACCTCCTGAAATATCATGTCCCAGACGGCAGATACCTTAATGGCGTTGGGCGAGTCTTCGGAAAGAGATGCGATGGTGCCGCGCGCCCCGATTCTCAACAGGGCCATGTTGGCTATTCCAACCTGTGAATAGTTCATCGCTCTCCCTCAAAAAAATAGGAGGCAAGGCGAAACGCCCCGCCTCCTGGACGAATGGCAACCTGTCTAAGCCGCCGTCAGCCTCGCCAGTTTTTCAGCCTTCTTGGCTTTTCGTGCAGCTAACATCTTGGCCTTGTGCTCATCTGTCATCGGCTGCTTCCGTTTGTCTGCCTTTGCTTCAATAGGAGGAACCTGCGGAGCAACCGGCTCTACTCTTGGTTTCTGAAAGCCTTTCCCTTCATGCCCTGGATACTGGAACAGCCACATTCCCCTGATAGTCACAAGCGTTGAAAGCTGGCTATCGGCGTCGATCTCATAAAGCCCGTCCGGTAACGGTCCTTGTCCCGGTTCGTAGGTTCTACAAGCAACGCTATCCCACGCAGAAGCAAGACATTGGGCTACAACCATCCTCACTGTTCGCCTCCGCACTTTGGTCCCCACCAGGAATAGAGTGTCCCGAGGGTGGGATCGGAGCCGGTCAACACAGCATCCCAGCGCAGGAATTCGAGCACGGCTGTCAGCGGAACTGGAATCCAGTAGTGCGCTCCTACCACCGCCATCTGCGCCAGGGTAAGCGAACGCGCCGCAATGATGGGTGTGGTTGCCGCCGTGGTTGCGGCTGAGACGACGTTGAACAGAATTGAGGTCAGAGTGTTGAACGCGGAACCGATAACGATATGGACCCCCATCTCAATTCCGCCTTCTCCGACCACTTCGGGAGGGGAGGCGTAACCCTTCTCGGTGAGAGACGGAAATTCCGAGATGTACGGGAAAGCCGAACCGGTGCTGGGAGCGCCAAAATCGATTTCCAGGTTGCAATACTGGCTCCCCGCGGCGCACAGAGCATCGCCGAGCACCCCAGCGGTGTTGGTTACCGGGCCGAAAGCCGATGTCCCCGTTCCATGAAAATACTGCATCGCATCTGACAGCATGGTAATCTCCTCTTAGCTGATGATGGTTTCCGCGTTGGAAATCTTTTCCGCCATGACGACCTGGATTCCCTGGAAGCGGGTAATGCGCCGCGATCCCCAGATGTCTCCGGTTTCCATGTTCTGCGTGTAGAAGGCGTTGGTCTTCTGCGAGACTGCCCGAATGTTCATCTCATTCAGAATGGCCCGGTTAACCAAAATCACCGTGCCTGGAGCATTGCCCGCGCTGGGCAAATTCCCCAACGCCTGAATGAGAATGTTCTCGTCGAAGCCGCCCGCCGCCAGAGCCGTAGGGTTGGTGTTAGCGATGCGCTGCGCGCAGCGTTCGTCAACGACCTGTAGGCCCAGGCTCCATTTCACTTGAGTGACATAGGCCATCATCGCCTTAGATTGCCCAAGAACTCCACTCAGACCCGTGGCCATAGTCCAAGGCATTTTCCCAAGAGTATTGATTTCCAACCCCCCAGGACTCCCCGCCGCATAGATAGCTTGAACCTTGTCTTTCCCTAATTCAAGCGCCCAAATACTGGTGGAGTTTCCCGATGCCACGCCGCCGCTGTACGCATTGGCGGGCCACTGTCCGTCTCCGTTGGGAAGCGATTCGAGGTTGTTGATGCGCGTCGCCAAGCCCCTGATTCCGCCAACATCCGTAGCGGGACTGCCATAAAACAACGACGCCTCAAGTTTCTGGCGGAAGCCCTCAACTTTGTTGTCAAGCTGATCCGACATATATGCGGACGGGTCGGGTTGAATATCGGCAAACGCCGAATCTTCGACGCTCCAGTTTTCCCACATCGCAATATCGTCGGTGATATTGGTGTTCTTCGACGAAGTAACTGCGGCTGCTTCGTTGAACCTCCGGGTCGAGGGCGTATCGAGGTAATCGGTGCGCCGGGCGACATTGAAAAGCATGTTGTTTGCCGCGACGAATGGCAGGAATTCAAGCAGCGGGCAAGCGCGGGCAAGAACCTTGGCTGGCTTCACAAACTGCGCCCGCGCATCCGACGACGAATAACTCCCGATCACATCGGTGAGCGTTGAGTAACCGAGTTGCGATTGATCTGTGGCCACGATGAACTCCCATCTACACTCTTGCCTTGGGCAGATTGAACTTACTCAAATCGTATCCCGCTTTGGGAGATTCGGTTCGCTGCACTGTCCCACGCAAAGATGTATCTTCCCCGGTTTTCGCGGCTACATTCAACAGGAAGCGCATCATCGTCACTCGATTGGCGGATGTTTCAGTAGCGAACGCCTTATCGAACTCGACTTCTGTTTTTCCCCATTGCTTCCATAGCCGCGACACGAGCGCGACGCTCGCATCGTATTTGTCGCCCAACTCGGTTTTAAGTGCGGCTGCAGCATCGCTATTCGCTTTAAGAATCTTCGCGTTGTGCTGCTCGACCATCGACCCGATCTGTTTGTTGAAGGCCGCTGAAATTGCCTTGGCCTGGTCCTTCGGAACGCCAATCTTGTGCAACTCGTTCCGCCAGTACCCAGTCCACTCCGGCGCATTCTTGTCCTCTCCATCCAGTTCATAGCCGTCCGGCTTTTCGGGCCGTCCGAGTGAGTTGTAAAACTTCTCGCGCTCTTCCGGAGTCGCGTTCTCGCCAAGTTTGGGAATCGAATTGGCCAGCTTCCCCTCGTAGTCCTTGACCTTCGCCGCCGTCTCCTTGTGGGCTTTTGCAAAGTCTCCCACGGTTTTGAACGGTACGAATGCCTCGTCCTCACGAATATCGGCTGGTAGTCCGGCTCTCCATCCAAGGGATACTGGCTCCGTCGGTTGGGTTTCTACGCCAGGCATACTTTACCTCTGACAGTCTCTGGCGTCATCGGTTTGCGGGGATACACTCCGGTTGGCATAAAACTCCTAGATTGCTACCGCCGCCGCGGCCGGCACAACCCCAAGGGCCGCGTCGATTACGAAATGCTGGAGGAAACCGGCAGCAACGGCAATAGGCGTTGCGCTCTGGCCGGAAACTTCGACAGTGACAGAGTTGGACGAGGCTGCAAGATTGTTGACGATAAATTCCTTCCCAGGAATACTGGGAAAAACCAGCGTCACGGCAGCGTTGTTGGTGATGCTGAAATAGGTGCGCGACGCCTGCTGAGAGTTGAGTGTGACGGTTCCGGCCTGTCCGGTAAGCGTGAGGTCTTTGTAGACGGCGAGATTTGCAGGGAATGCCTCGGTCGGAACTCGTAAGGCTCCAGATCCCGGCATTCGAACATCCTCGTAATACGGCGCTGTCGGTCCTGCCATGTCAATCCTCCCCGATTCCCAACTGAGAGTCGATTGCGCCCATCATACCACTCATGCGGGCGATTGTAATGCCCACATTATACTCAATCCGTTCAGAATCGTTATTCAACGGGACTCCAAAGTGGCACATCGCGAGAATATCACCCAATACTCGAAGCCCCTCTGGGGAGCCGAAAACATTCCTGTACCGCTGCAAACGATCCCGCTCGCGCTGTGCCTGTTTGACCTCTTCCGGGGAGTATTCAATCATTCTCCTGGCTCCTTGCCGCCGCCCATCAACTGTTTAAGCGGGCTATCCGGCTCCGCACCCTTGCCTGCCAGAGCCGCCGCCTTCGCAATCTTCGGCGCGTTCTCGACCTGCTGCTGCTGCCGGCGCTGTTTCTCCGCCATCTCGCGTATTTGAGCAATCGCCTTCGGAGGCCTGAGGCAGGAAACCGGCATCCCGGAAGCGTCCATCGCTTCGCGCATCATCTCGTCAGTATCAATCGCATGAAGGGCGATAGGATCGAACTGCGAGATTTGCATCGCCAGCGCGACGGAGGTTTGGATAGACCGCACTTTACTCAACCGCGTCTGAGCCTGAGCCAACATGCCAAGGTATTGAACCATCACCCCGTTGTGCTCGGAGTCGAGCAGAATCTGCGGAGGATCGGGAATTCTTCCTGCTCTTGCCTCAATATCGAACACCCTTGCAATCAACGGGTCGAACGCCTCCGATTGAAGGTTTCCGATCCTGGTCCCCAGAGCAGCGGCCTTCTCGCTTTGCATCTCGAAAATCTGTTCGGTTACCGGCCTGCCCATGCCCTTCTGCTGGCCAATCTGGCTCAGCATCGTAAAAGTGTTGGCGTGGAAATGCTCGTTGATGATCTGCCCGACACGCTGCTGAAACTCTATTGTGAAGGGAAGATTCTGCACTCCCGTTGTCAGAGGTTGAGGCATCCTGTCTCGTAGATTTCCTCGGTCGGCTTCAAGGAATGTGATGCCGTTCGGACCTCTCTGAATCTGCCCGCGCTGATCGGAATACGCCGCCAGCGGAGGCTCAGCCGCTTTCTGGCCGGTAATCAGGTTGGTTCTCCCCATCTGATTTGCCAGCACAATGGCTACCCAGGCGTCGTGCGCCGGTCCCCTGCCGTAAATCTCGTCCGAGTTGACCCGCCACCGCCAGGAGAGAATCGGCATCGAGTCGTACCCGCCCTCGGACAACATGGTTACGCCCTGATCGCTTGCCTGGGAATCGAGGATCTTTCCACCCTTACTGTAAACCCAATCGGAAGCCCACTTCTTTCCTTTGGCATCGATCCGCCACGGCTGATAGTCCTTGCGCGGATAGACGGCGTGCAACACTTCCCGCTCCGCGTGCATGTTCGACTCGTAATCTTTCTCGAAGTTATTGTCGGCCTTCTTCATCGCATCCAGGCCGAACTGCTGGACAAACTGCCGCAACGTCATTTTGAAAACGCGGTAGTTGGTATCGACTTTTCCGAAACAGTTGACCGCGACATAGCACTCCCGGAAATGAGGGACGGTGAAAAATATGGTGGACGTGGACACATCTTCCTCGATCAACAAATGTGCCGTCCCGCAGGAAGCTCCGTCCCTTATGAACTCGGTGTTGATGTCATAGAAATTAGACCGGTTGAAGGCCGACTCCATCACGTCCTGAGAATCCTGCAGCCACTTCTGGACTTCTGGATAAGAATCAACTCGCTTACCTGTCCAGCTTCGCATCCGGGAGGTGCGGGGAAAATTCAGTTTGCCGGGAATTTGAAGCAAGTACCACTGCTGATTTCTGGGGCAGAGATACCCCACCATGCCATCGACCAGTTTATTGCAGGCAAGCATGGCGGAATCGTCGTAAATTTCCATTCCGGTTGGCTGTCCGGGCCACAAGTCTTTATCCTGAATCGACCTTCGGCCATGATTTACATAGGCTATTAAGTTATCGATCTGTGGTTCCCACGGAAGTCTTTCCTCCGCTAAAACCTGCAAATACTTCTGCGCGTCTTTCGCCCTCTCGCCGGCGGCGCGCCCGTTCAGACGGAACCCGTCTGAATCCTGATATGGCATCGCAACTGCGGGATACGCCATCTAAGCTCCGAGCGTGGCCTTTTGAGTTTGGGGAGCGCCAGATACCCCCAAGGGACTTGTGAGAATAGTACTGGCCATGCCGCGCCGTTTTTGAAGGGCGTTAGCCTGCGCCAAAGCGGCGGCCTGCGAAGCCTGCGCCTGTTGTGCTGTGGTCTGCTGCGTCGTGGGAGCCGTGGGGGCCTGGGGTTGGGCAACTGCCTCATAGATGCCTGTCCCTACCGAGGCAGCAGTCGAAATCGCCAATCCGGCGATCAGAGCCGTGATTCCCATTCAGCGCTCCTTGAATACTGGTTTGGTATCTCCGATGACCTTAACGAAGTACCGCCCAAAGTCTTGGTAGTCCATAAATTCAAACAGCTTGTACACCCCATTATGCGCTCCGCCATGGGTCATCATCAGTTGCGCGCCCGCCTTGACCGCCTCTGCCTCAGCCAGTTTTACCAACCGGATCCCTTCTCTACCCTTACGGCACTCAGGGACTACGAACAGCAACGGCAGCGACGCCGCTATGCAGGCGTAGTGCGGGTGCGGCGCGACGACAATAAAGGTGCCTGCCTTCAAGACTCCACCGACGCGCCCGCAAATGACTTTGAGGCACCCCTTCTCTTGAGCCAGAAGGTAGGTCTTCCAGTCCACATTGGGAGGAAAGGCGTGGAACGGCCCAGCCACTTCCTCCCAATACGCCTGCTGCACGGCAAGCGTCTCGCCGATCAGGGCGAGGCTCAGGGGTTCCATTTGGTACTCAAGCATCAAGCCTCAAGTCGTCTGCGTAAACGAAATCGCGGTCGGCAGATTCACGGGAGCCGAGGGCGTGACCCGCGCCGCGAGCGTCCATGTGGGATTGCTGGCGCTTGCGGCTGAATAGGAAATCGCCAGCGGCTGTCCAACTTCCTCCACCCATCCTGTCGGTAGGGGAACGGTCACGATCAAACCGGTCCCGTCCACTGTGGGAACGACTGCCGGATCGTTGGCGGAAACGGTGAAGGCCGCATCCGCGGGAAAGGTTGAGCCGGACGGGGTTAGCGTTCCGGTAAAGACGAGGGTATTTCCGCCTGCTGTGGGTAGCATGGTAATCTCCTGAAACGAAATTTGGGTGGGAAGGTTTTCAAGTCCAAGGTGCTTGAGGATGCGGCGCAGCAAGTGACGGTTTTCGCGCTCAAGATAGACGATCTCTCCAAGCTCTTCTTCGTGACCGCACCGTGGGCACTTGCTCATGCCATCACACTATCACACCCGGCCTGAGTCCGTACCCCAGCGGGTGATAATCGCTTTCATTCTTCTTTGCCAGCAATTCCAGCAGTATATCCCGCTCGGCGCTCGGCGCTTTGTACACCGGCTGCTCTAGGGCAGCATAGCGAACGCAGTCTGGAAAATCCTTATATCCCTCTTCCGGTTTGTCTGTTCCTGGTTTCCACTGATAATTACGCATGTCCTGGGACGGACCCCGGTCTCCAGCGCAGCCTTCCTTGGCAAACATCATGCCAGGCACGCTTTTTCCGCGCGCCGATGAGTACTGAGGGGCCAGGTATTCTTTCACTCTCTTATGCCCCAGAGCTACATCCCCAGGATCGGAATGCGACAGCCGAATTCTTTCAATCCCGGCCTTATACAAATCTTCTTCCCAGGAGCTTTCCCCCTCGAACGTCCGGGTGGACCTTGCCCCATATTTGGCATCCAGGATCACAAACGCCGGAGTCCGATAATTATGCTCCGCGCGTTTAACTTTGACCTTGCGCGCGATATCGTCGATGCTGCCGGTTGGAAGCAGGTAGGCATACCAGTAAATTCTGTGTGCCGTTTTACCATTGATGACAATATCTTCCGGGCTCACGGCTCCGAAAAGCCAGCGCACAGGTTTATTGTCGTGAGGATCCACGACCTCAATCCGCATCCAGTGTTCCGGAATCTTGAAGTCTTGATAGTGGTGATTCTCTATGTTTAATTCCTTGTATACCAGACCCGAAAGATGAGCATACTTGCCCTCGACATGCGCTGCCAACTCGTCAGGATCGGTGAACAGTTTCAGGTACTCTTCAATGCCCGCCCTGGGAATGAACCCCATCACCAACCTGCACTTCGGGCACTCGTTTCCCGGCCTCTCTTGGTGAGGATCGGGCATATTTACCGGATCGTTCTCAGGGATATAGCAATCGCAGGCGCGGCAAAAGTCCTGGCAATTCTCCCACATGCTACCGTGGAAGACGGCAATCTCTTGATCCGATCCCCCACCGTTGAACGCCTTGAGGCTGAACAT